AGAAACCAACACCTCTACTACAGTGCCCGCTTTAATTGGAGTATTAGCTGCAAAGAAATTAGTAAATCTTGGATTACCTTGCGCATCCGTGTACTTCACACCCCTCGCAATTCCAACAATACCAATTGCTGCACCATCAGTTGGTGCTATTACAATCCTTTTATAGCCGTTGATTGGCGCATTCACAGTAGCAGCGACTAAAGAAACTGGGTCGCCTTCGTATACTGAGGTGGTGGCATTATCCCAAATATAAGTGTTCAGGACTTCTTGAGTGTTTGCACCGATAAGGCTTTTATAATATCTAAAGCCAAAGGGTGTATTGGTAGTTACGGACATTGAACTGTCTCCAAAAAATAAATGGATTAATTTTGTTAGGGTTAGGCACAGCCTGAGCTTTCGCTCTTGCCGAATTGAGACCTCTACGGCACTGAGGGTGGGCACTGCCCGAGAATTGCTTCTCTTGCCGAATTTAAGCCTCTACGGCACAGAGGGTGGTCGTTAGACCGAGCTTTCGCTCTTGCTATGTTTTACATCCACAGCATCGATATTTTCATTATTCAAGGTTCAAATTAATTAGTAAAGAAAATCTTTTTCACTTTTTCTTAAATAATATCGTTGTCGTCCTCGTCATCCCGCTCAATTATTTCCATACCTCTAGCGTTTTCCACGACCTTAGCCCGTGAATCGCCAACAAACCCAGAAGCAATACTAATTTGCTTCTCAACATTCTTATTAAGTTTGCTTCGCATCTCGTCTTCGTGGAATTTCCATTCCTTAAGCCGTTTGTGCAAGATAAGACCTTCTCGGCAAACGAAATCGGCTGCGGGTGTTTTAACCTCTCGGGTTAAGGAATGCATTGATAAAGCCATTTTTGGCATCTCAGCCACGCTAACCGGAACCCAATTTCGCATCGCCGCTTCTTCCAACCTGCCAGGATTGATTTGGTTGGCAACTAATCCAGCAAACCAATAATAGTCATAATCTGGGTCGGCACCCATAACAGTTAGCGGTGTATTGGCGGCGTGAAACATATTCCTTTTAAAATTCTCAATATCCTGAGCGGCTAGCCTAGATTCGCTGACTCTACGTTGTCTTCTCGCTTTCATTATTTCCTGCCCCTATTCTTAATAATTCGGTTCATGACTTGTTTTTTATAGTCTTCCTCGCTCATGCCAAAATTCTGAGCGATTTCCTTTTGATTTTCGCTTAGCATTACATCGCTAATATGACGAGTGGTTGGCCTACTCGTGACGGGAGAGACCTTGTTAAAAGGTTTTCTTTCTACAGGCGGCTCGATTACTTCAGGCTTTTCCATATAAAACTTCTCTCTCACGTATCGGTCAATATCTTTAAAATAGTCTTTGGTCGCAATCTTATCCGCCTTACCCATGCGTTGATATTGTCTCGACAAAACCAAATCGTACGCCTTAACCTCTTCCGTCATCTCAGCGTCATACTCATCGCTATTTTCATTAAACCACGCATTTTGACTAACCCAATCCGAAATGTCAGGGTTATACGCCTGCTGGCTTTGATTGTTTTGTTGTTGTTTTTCTTCTTTTTCGACTTTTTCGGGCTGTTGTCGCTTATAATGTTCTATCGCCCTTGCGTCAGCTGCGGATTTGGCAATTAACTCCATCGCTTCGGCTTGTTTTTGTGCATCGCCCTCTTCAATCGCTGAGGCCTGCAGACGTTTAGCTTCTTCTAGTTGCAGCTTAACGCTTTTCTCGTAATGCTCCATCGCTGCGGTATCAGCTTTTTTAAATCCGTCGCTTAATTTCTGATTGTGTTCTTCTAATTCTTGAATTCTAGCCATTAAATCTTGTTTATCTTTCTTCAATTTTTTTAACTGTCGCAAGGTTCTTTCGTCTTTTTTATCTTCCTGCTGTTCTTCTGATTCTAGTTCTTTCTTCTCTTCTACGAGTTCTTCTTGTTGTTCAGGTTGTTCTAATGGCTTTTCTGATTCAGTCTCAACTTTTTCCTCTTCTTTTTCTTTGTCTTTAGAACTGATAACAAAGGCATCTTGCTCGCTACTGGGATGCAAGGTCTCTAAGTCTTCCTCTTTGCTAAAATCGATAATATCGCTCATGCTGTCTCCTGTTACCAAGGTTGTACGTCATCTGGGTCTTCCACTTCCATGTAAAGTGAATCATCAGGCACCACAACCATGGGCACACCCTTGTAAGCAATTCTAATCGCCGTTGAATTAATATTGAAAACTACCCACTGCCCTTCTTTCACCCATGGCGTATCGTTAAAACGCTCACCTTTATAAGCCTGCTCCCCAACGCCAATGACCAGTCCTACGCATTGTCTATATTTCTGCAATTCCTCGTAATAATCCGGTCTAATAATGCCAGTGCTATTGCCTTCCTTATTTCTATAGCAGCCTTCTTGCGGGACTTTAACTTTTAACAATACCCAAAATCCTAGCGTCCTCTTCGGAAGACTGCCTATAATCTCGGTTAACATGTCTTTGTCTATCTTGTCGTGTACGTATTCTGGCTGTTCCATGTTAATCCTCTTCATGCAATTTCTTAATGAATTCTCTAATCACCGCGATTGCGGTCTCTAGGCCTTGGATTCTTCCGCAAGCGTATTTATAAGCCTCAAGGGTGGTTAAGCCACCTGAAACAATAGGAGACACAATATCTCTTTTTTGCTTTTCAAGCTCCTTAACCACCTCATCGCACAACTTAAAAATCATTTACAACCTTTTTTCATGGGTTGTTTTTTAGCTGCCTTTTTCTCGGTTGGCATTTGTTTGGCTGGGGCTTTAACGGCTTTTTGCTTCTTCATCACTATTTCTCCTCACGTTTAATAACATTGGTTCTCTGCCTTTCAGCTTCGTTTTTCTCCTCGGCGATTTCCTTTTGCGTTTCCATTTTCTTAAGTTCCATCTCCATCCTTTCTTCAAACATATCTTTCTCGGCTTCAATTTTCATTTTTTCAGTTTCATGCTGTAGCTGAGCCTTATAGGAATCCCCTTCAATCTTCTTCAAGTCGATGCTTGCTTTAAGTTCGGACGCTTTATCTTTCTGAACAACCTCAGCCATCGCCACTTCAGTAATTTCAGGTGGTTTCTCAGCGTCCATCACCAGCCCTTGAGCTTGAGCAGCTTCAGCGGCTTTCATGGCTACGGCGTTTTGAGTTTTCGGATTTTGCAGTGCTTCCATAGGTGGTAATTGAATACCCATAGCTTGTTGCATTTCGATAAGATAGGCGAACGCCAGATGCTCTCTGATATGGGCTAATATGTTAGACAAGAAATCCTGCCCCTTGTTCTGCTCAGCGAACACCTGATGACAAGTGATATGTGATACGTGGTCTTGCCATATCTCCGCCCTAACCGCTTTGTTATTTAAAATATTCATGTTCTCGGTGATTGGGTCTAAGGGTATTGGGTTCGGCTCTAACGGCAAAATTTGCTCGATATTCTCAATACCGATGGTCGTATAAAAACGGCTAAATACTTCTCGCATATTGTGTAGCTGTGGCGCATTCATAGCGGTTCTTAGCATCGCATCCGCTTTCATAATCCGTTGCAAGTTGGTCGAGAAGGTGGGGTCGGCTGCTGGGATAATTCTAATACTTTGGCGAAATTGAGCATCTTGCGGGTTGGTGGGTGGTGGCGCTAACAGCCTATAAACCATCTGCAATTCTTGAGTGAGCGAGTCATAGCAAGAACGAATGACTGAGGACTGAAATTTTTGTTGCGTCTCTAATAAGGCGACAGTAGTCCCAACAGGAGCATTACTATTGATTTCAGCAAGCTTAGTATCAGCAATTGAGCCTGTTTGCTCAGCATCAGCTTTTAAGCTTTGCTTCAGTTCAACTAATACAGGGTCAGCCCCTTTAAATGGCAACGGCATAACCGCTTGGGTAATGGGAAGTGCGCCTGTTTCTACGTCGATTGATTGTCCAGGCTGCAAATCAACTTGAGGATGTTCGACCTTTAAGCCTTTCGCTTTAAAATAAGCAGGATAGTTTGCCATACTCCCAGCCGTTAGCAACTGTCTTTGAAGCATGGTTAACGCTTGGGCATCATTGCCCAATAAATGCAACATTCCGTAGCCGTATAACCCAAAGCCCGAGAAATAGTTAAATTGCACGAAGCAGTTATCCCTAGAATAACTACGGTCGCCCTCCAGCCAATTGCGATAAATGGCGACTACTTTTTGCGTCTGCTTGCAAATCGTTACGATATAGGGGATAGGAAAATTAGGCTTGTTAGGCTCCAAATCCAGCAAGAACGGGTGGTCTAAGCTAACATGAGATTCGTAGTGCTTGAATATAAACTTATCGTCAATATCGTCATCATCTGAGATACCATCTATGTTTCTAGTTTTAGCGTTTATTTTTGAGCCATCCTGGTCGCTGTTTTCCTGCTCGGAAGTTAATTTAATGTCGCTACCAAAGAAAAAGCCTGAGTTCTCTTTTAAAATTACGTCTTTTTTTGTCAAATAAAGTACGTGGGTAATTCTTTCGGACTGCAACAAATCAAGGCAATCGTTGTTAATAATTATGTCTTGCGGGCGTATATAACGGCTAATGGGTTTATTGCTAATATTGTCGTTATAAACCTTTTTAAACACGCAGCCATTCAAAGCCAGTGGCATTAGCATTTCTTGAGAATTTTTATAAAAAGATTTATCGCCCAGTTTCAAATAGTTATTTAATAGGTTTTTTTGCTCTTCACCATAACGCTTTATCGTTTCATTATCCGCTCCATCAGGCGTTATCACCTCGAAGTCAGCAACACCTTTAGCGGGATAAAGCTCAGATTGAGCAGTGGCTACGAACTTAAGAACGCAATTCAAAAGCGTGGAGTCGTAAATCTGATAATTAACTGCCTTTGTTTGAGCATCAAATTTCTGTTCTATGCCCAGATAGTCCATGGCACTTTTGTAACCCTGTTCCCATTTATCCCTCGAATCCTTGTCTTTTTTTATTCCTTCTAGCAACTCGGTTGCTATAATCGCTTTTTGTCCTTCGTCAAGTATTGAGGCTAGGTTCGCATTGAAATCTAAGGGCTGAGAATCCGCTGAGAGTGGCAGGAAATTATTATAATCTTCGTAATTAGCCACCATTATTTCGCTACCAACTCGTAATTCTTCATAATATCGGGGCGCAGTCGCCTAGCCTTGACAGCTCCTTTTGTTAAAATTTCTATATTTATGGCATGCTTTATAGGGACTTTTGACTTTGGGTCTCTCAACCAGCCAGATACAGAAGAAACACTAACACCAAGAAAAGAAGCAAGATTAACCACCCCACCATATTCTTTAGTTAATTTTTCAAAAATAGGATTCTTTGAAAGATTATTTAGTTTAGGCATAAGGCTATTTTAAATATTATTTCTTAAAAACAAAAAAAATCTTTTTCATCTTTTATGAAATAAAATTATTCGTCTTTTTCATAGGTGTCATCCAGCGAGTTCTGCAAATAACCACCCTCGAACAGTCGAATTAAAACCTGCGTCATGGTGTCCACGTAGTCGTCATACTCGCCATTAGGGAATACCAAGCACTCGCTTAAGAAATCCTGAAACTCTGGCTTAACATCTTCATAGTCAGGCGCTTTGGCTTGAAGCGTTAAATGCCCCGCCTCAATCAAATGACTGACCATCTTAAGTCTTTCCACCTTCTTGCCGTATTTGTTGGGGTTGAACTTAAAAGCATTCACGCCCGCCCTTCTTAGGTCTTGTATGGCGATAATTCCGCTGACCTTGTGCTCAATCAGGACAACGTCAGGAATGCGCTTATTAGCCACCACAGGCGTGCTAAACGGCGTTTTCTCCTTCTCTATATCTTCCATGTCGATTTTAGCCAGATAATCGTTATAAAGTCGTTTAATCACCCTTCTTAGATGAGCGTACTCAACCTTGCCACGCCATGCCGATATCAACATTAAGTTTCTGAATTTATTCTTGTCCTCATACAATCCCCAAGTGGTGCAAGCGGAATAGCAGGCGGTATCTTGTTCCGACAAAGCCAAGTCCCACGATTGAATCACATGCTTGAACTTGGGAAAGTGGGGATGCTTCCATAAATTGAAATGCTTTCTTTTAATGAGTCCGCCTTCTAATGGGGCGGGGCGTTGTTGGTATTGCGAGGCGTAATGATATTGTCCAAGCTTCAACTTCATGCGTTCAACGAACTGTTTATCAAAACGCTCAGGCCATAGTAATTCACCTTCTTTTTTTCGTGGGTCTCGCCAAGGCTTGCCATTCGTTGAAGGTAGTGGAATCGTGACACATCGTCTTTTTTCTTCGAATTCCATTGGCAAGCATAAAGTGACCCAGTCCCCTTCGTCTTCGGTGTAACCGCTAAGGTCTTTCTCATTAGTTCTTTGCTGAATGAGCACCCATACCGCTTCCGATGGGTTATTGATACGAGTGGCCAAGCCAGAAGCATATTTTTCATTTACCTTAATACGTTGGGACTCGAACTCGTTTGGATCATTAGGATCATCTATCAAAATTCGTTGTCCGCCAGAGCCTATAAACTTACTTAATATCCCCGTAGATTCCCGATAACCAAGCTTAGTATTGACGTAACGATTTTGGGTGTTTTGGTCTAGTTTTATCGAGAAAAGGTTACCCCAGCGTTCTTTAAACCAAGGGGATGTGATGATATCCCTGGATTGAATAGCGTGCTTCTTCACCAATTTATCACTATGAGAAACGCAAAAATATTGAAGGTTTGGAATATCCAGCCAAGTCCAGACCGGCCACATAATCGTCGTGATGGTGGATTTTGAATTTCTGGGTGGGACTTGGATCTTAAGCTTCTTTATTTCTAAGCGATGGACGGCCTCTAAATGCTCACAAATAGCCCCAACGCTCCAATTATCGATGAATGGCTTTGAGCCCTCAACGATATGCCAAGCCGCTTTAACAAAAGCGTGGAACGACATCTCGCAATCTATTTTTTCTTTTAAAGGAGCAAAATAATCCCAATCAATATTAAGACTGAGACTCATTATCCCAAGCCTCAATCATTTGCTTTAACTTCCCATTTAAGTAAAGAGACTTTAAAGCTTCTTCCAATTTACCAGAAAATATTAAACTCATCTGTTGAGTAGTCAACTCTTTAATTTCTTTAATCTCTTCCCTAAGTTTTTTAATCTCATCTTCACTATTGGTATGAGGCTTACCCATGACTCTATCTTGAATGTCTCGAATAAATAAAAAACGCTCTTTGGGTTCCAAGTCTTGATTTCTAGCAAACTCCACCGTTACGATAGCCATTTCATTGGATGCGTTTCCGTAAATTTTTAGAGAGTCTTGAACTTGAGATATTAAAGTTTTATTTCTGCCACCCAGATTAGTAGGTTGCCCTTCTCCAAAGCGAACACCAACCTTATTCCCCTTTTCGAAGCGCTTACCACCTCTGGGTTTCTTAATTTTTGATTGTCGTCGGTTTTCATCCATTTGTCGTCGTCTTAAAAGAGTAGGTCAATTAGCTCAGCTCCACGGAGCAATCAGAAAGAGAATGTCTAATATCAACGCAATCTTTTACCAAGAAATTGCA